GGTAGCGTATGTGTGTCGGCAGTTGTATTGCCGACGGGCGCGAAGCTTCAAATCGGTCAGCGCCACCTGGAAGTGTTTGTCGGTCACACTAGCCTGCTGGATGAACTCGAAGTTCTTGGTGGGGGGGAACACAAATGGCGACTTTGCCTGCTTGCGACGGCTCTGCTGCGCGCGTTGCTTGGCGATGCGCTCGGCTTCCTCTATCGCATGCAACGCGCGACTGTTGAGCATGACCTGGCGCTCGGTTCGGGTTTTGGTGCGCTCCTCAATCTTGTAGTCCGCGACGATCCGACACACATTGACCAGACGCTTGTCCTTGTCGACCTCTTCCCAGCGCAGCGCCGCCATTTCGCTGGGACGCATGCCGGTATAGAAGGCGAACTCAAAATACGCCGCGTAGATGCGCATCGAATGAGTCAGTGTGTTGTACAGGTGATCGATGATGGCGTCGGCCTCGTCCACCGTGAAGGGGTCGATCGGCTTCTTGGCCCTCGCCGGCAGTTCGATGGACTCCACCGGGTTGCGGTTGATCAGCCCGTCTTTCACCGCGGTACCGAACACCGTGGTCAAACGCTGGATCGCCGAGCGCTTCACGCCTGGCGATGGCCATTCGGTGTTGGCCACCACCTTGCGCAACATCACCGACGTGATGCTGTCGATGGGCAGCATTGCGAGGTAGGGCATCCAGTACAGATTGAGGGAGCCGAGGTAGTTCTTCCGTGTACCGGCCACGATCTCCCGGCTGTTGAGCCACTCCTGGGCATACTCCCCGAACCGGGGAGTCGCCGAGTAGGTGGCATAAGCGGAGTTGGGGAACAGTTCGGTATAGCGCTGATCATCCAGCACGCCATGCTTGATCAGACTGATTACGTTAGCGCGTAGGTCGGCGGCAGCCTTAATCCCCTTCGGCGTTTGGGGATAGGGGAGGGTTTCGCAACGGCGTTGCCCGTTCCAGGTGAAGCGAATGCGGACGGACTGTCCAGCAAATTCAACTCCGGTGGGCAATCCCATTGGCTTTCGAGCCATGCCTCGTATCTCCTGATGCTGTAGTAAATGCGGCTGTCGATGGTGTTCCAAACACCTTTGGGGATAACCCCTCTGGCGCGCTTGCCTTGCAATGCTCGGCGGGTCGTGCCGACCAGTTCGGCCATCTTGTCTTCCGGAATCTTGTCGATCTGGCAAATCTCAACAGCCGGCTCGGGGGCGATTGGGTCTAGAGATGTGTGCATATGCTGTGCTCCTTGTTTGAGCCAGCCGCCGGATCTTTGGTGAGAGGGCGGCAGCTGGGTAATCTAGCCCGTGAAATCAAGCCGCTTCGGTTGCTGCTTGGGCGTCGAGGTAGTCGGCGAGGTCATGTAGATAAATCACGGGTTTTGCCCGCGCCGAGCTGTGCAGGCGTTTGATGTTCAACGGAATGCGACCTGCTTTTATTTCCCTCAACAGGTAGCGGTCGGTTCGGATGTGCGAGAAATACCTTTCGCGTACCTCGGCAATAGACGGGCAAGGTGTATCGAACTGCTTTCTAAGCTGGTTGAGGGTGCTGGTCACGCTGCATCCTCCCCATACCCCTCGGCTTGTGGCAGGAGCTTCAAGCGAATCAACTCAGCCAGACCTTCTTTGCTGCGCCCCATAGCTGCGGCGCAAACGTGACCTTTTTGGTCCGCTACAACCGCCCCATAAGGAAACTCGGGAGAATTGGTAGGTGTGACGTAAGCCGTCTGACCTTCCAAGATCACCGCGTTGACGCTACGGAAAACCTCTGCGAGTTCCACACTCAGCGAGGGCATGCTTTCGAGCAGTTGGACGGCTTCTGTCGCCGCACCAACGAGCGTCGCCCGGCTGATAACTCCAGGGCAATTCAGGTAAATCGGAATCAGTTTTAAGGTACCTACTGCTTGCGTATATGCGTTGTAGTAATTGGTCTTCATGCAGCGACTTCCTGATCCGTGATTACGATGCCCAGTTTTTTCGCAAGCCACTGGATGCCTGTCTCGGTGACCATCACCACTGCGTAATGCTTGAGTCGTTTCGGACCTACTTGGACGCTTCGCGGATCGGAGAACAAATGGCCGCTGTCACGGTGGTGACTCGCTAGATCGCCCGCTGGCGTGAGAATGCGTAGCTCGCGGAGCGCCTTGCGAAGGGCGCGTGGTTTGACGCCAAGCAAGGCCGCGGTCTGGTCAAGAGTACGATTCATGTCGAACTCCTTCTGAAATGACGTTTTCTGCGATTTGGCGGTTTGCTACTTCGTGCATGAAGTCACGTAGATGTAGGTGATTGGCTCGATCACCGCGACGCAGCTTCACCTGGTCTGAGCGCCCTGCCACGTCGACTCGGACAAGTGCGTATTCCGCAGTCAACTCAACATCGAACACCGCTTGAATTGTTTGCGCTGGCCGCACCATTGAGCAGGCAGCTCGGCCGCCTGTTTGCAACATGTGATGCAGCAGGTCTTGTTCCATGAGTGGTAGCTGAAAGCAATTCATGGCGTATCACCATGCTCGATTTGTCGGACTTCTATCGTGGTTTCATCCGGCAAACTGTCCGCAGTAACTACATTTTCGTGGGGCGCTATAGAGGTCATCGCTCGTACTCTTGTTGAGAGGTATACGAGGCGAACAATACAAATACGTATCGATCTGGTCAATACGAATATGTATTGATTTTTCGATGACCACAAAAAAACCGCCTAAAAGGCGGTCTTGTTGGGAGCAGCGATTTAGAAAATTTCCAATTTTGAAATGACAACCCCGCAAATCACAGCATCTGGCGGTAGCTCAATAATGGGTTCAGGCCACGATGGATTGAGAGGCTTGAGAAACTGACGATGCCCCTCCAAGACCAGTTGCTTGAACGTTGCTTCATCACTGTTCGTCAGTTTGGCGATGACAAGAGATCCGTTTTCTGGATCCTTCGCTGGATCGACGTAGATAATGTCGCCATCTCGAAAAGATCGACGTTCATGAGGATTGAACATTGATAGCCCGCGCACACGAAGCGCATAGGTTTTCTTACTATGAGATACGGCGCATGGAAGCCAAATCTCCGCATCGCCGATATTCATAATATCGATTGCTTCGCACCACGCACCCGCTTGTACCCATGAAATCAATGGAACAGAACCTTTAATAGCAGGGCCTGGCTCCACGTTGGCGTGCGCAAGCGTACTTGTCTCAGATCCAGCGTTCTTACCAGTCCACAACCAATTCGAAGTAACAGCAAGAGCCTTCGCAATTTTGTCGACGTTCGATTGCCTCGGACTCAGCGATTCGCCGGTGATTATCCTGTGAATAGTTGGTTGAGGTACGCCGGACCTGCGACCTAATTCACCTTCAGATAGCTGAAGCTCCGTCATGCGCTGAGCTATACGCTTGCCTATCACATGTTGGTCCTCTGATTCGTAAACGTATTGGGAGTGTATTGCGCTCGTCGATACGCATGCGTATTATCAGCTCAATGCGAAAACGCATTGGTGAATCACATGACTATTCAAAAGATGCTGAACGTACTTCTGGGGCTTGGCTATTCGCAGCGTGCAATTGCGGAGCGTGTCGGAACGACGCAACCCACGATTTTTCGAGCTGCTAAGGGTGCGGATATTCGATACGAAACGGGCAAAGCAATTGAACGGCTTTTTGAGCAAGAAAAAGGCGCTGAGACCCAGCAGGAAATAGCTTAAAGGTGCCAGGCCGGGGCCTCTCACCAAAGATCCCCCAGCCCGGCGGCGACGACACACAGCAATGCACATCGGTCGTGGTCGTAGGATAGGTTGTGCCTGTCTCTATGACTAGACCGTAAAAGGAGTTTTTACGGTTATGAGTCGCAACGCAAAACTGCCGGCCGCTGAGCCGGTTCTTTCTCTTCGAAAGGCGCTGTATCGCGCTGGTCATTCCTACAGAGGCGGTGTCACTGCCCTGGCGCTGGACATGGTTATCGATTACGACACCCTCCAGAAAAAGCTGAAGCACGACTTCGAACAGCGCTGGCTGGACCCGGACGAACTGGAAGAAGTTATCCGGTTGACGGCCAGCCCTGTGTTGTTGGATGCGCTGATGCGTCCTGCAGGAATGGTTTGGTACAAACCCGAAGCCGCAGCTCCTACGAAGCAGGCGCTTTTGGCCGTCAGCAAGTTGCTGCACGAAACAGGGCTGTTTGTCTCCAGCATGCACGAGGGCACGGCGGACAACGTATGGGAACAGCACGAAGTCGCTGAACTGGAGAAACATGGTGCGGACGTGATTCGCGCAGTGTTGGGCATCATGGCCGGCGCCCGTCAGGCGATGGAGGGGCACGAGCATGGCTGATGTGATCGATACGGCCAACGATCAGGCCGATTACTTCCTGCAGGTCGCTTTGGATCGTCGCCCCCGCCCGGCAACAGGTGTCTCCAGCGCCGAGTATTGCGCTGATTGTGATGAGCCCATCCCGGCACTTCGTCAGCAGACGATCGAAGGTTGTCAGACCTGCGTGAGTTGCCAGGCTTTGCGGGAGCGTCGCCGATGAGTGAGCAGGTCAAAGGAGCGCCCACCGCAGAGTGGGCGCAACGTTACATCGATTCCTTCAATCTCGCCCTGGTTCCCATCGAGCCAGGGGAGAAGGCCCCTAAGGGCATGGGCTGGAATAAGCCCGGGGGTTACATCACCGAAGCGGCGAAAGCCGCTCTTTTTTGGCAAACCAATCCTGCGCACAACCTGGGTGTGGTGCTGGGTCCGAGCCGCGTCTGCTCTTTAGACGTTGATGATGTGCAATGGACAAGGCATATCCTCTACGAATTGCTGGAAATTGATCTGGATGCAATGGCGTTGGTATTCCCGACGGTTGTTGGGAACCCCGCACGCTTCCGGATCATGTTTCGTGTGCCGGACGGCGTCGAGCTGACACGGCATGCATTGGCGTGGCCGAACGAGAAAGATCCGGATGGCACGATCCACAAGGGTTTGATCGAGAAAGCTAAGGCTGCCAAAGCAGCCGGCGATGCAATAGGTGAGACCGTGGCGCGGGCCGAGGCAGAGGAGTTCAAGCGCTTCACGGTGTTCGAACTGCGAGCGGGTCTCGTGCAGGATGTGTTGCCTCCATCGATCCATCCGGGTACGGGAAAACCCTATGCATGGCGTACGCCGCCTAAGGTAGAGGATGGCTTACCGGTACTGCCGCATGAGTTGTTGGCTATCTGGAACAATTGGGAGCTTTTCAAGCGTGATGCCGAGGCTGCGTGTCCCTGGGTGGTGAAGGCAGAAAAGCCCCTTGGCAAGCCGATCAAGCGTCTGGCACCGGCCAATGGCAAGCAACCTTCTGTAATCGACGAGTTCAACCGCTGTCACGATGTGGAAGAGTTGCTGCACGCCAATGGTTACACCAAACGCGGCGGCAAGTGGCTCTATCCACAGAGCGGCACAGGGTTGCCGGGCATCACGGTGACCGAGGGTAAGGTGTATTCGCACCACGGCGCCGATCCGCTCGCCAACGGACACCAGAACGACGCCTTTGAAGTGTACTGCCTACTTGAGCACGGCGGTGATCAGTCGCGGGCGGTCAAGGAGGCGGCGCGCCTGTTGGGCATGCAGCATTCGTCTCGACCGGATCCGCGAGATCTTCCCCCGCCCCCTTCTGGTGATGCAACTGCGGCAGATGAGCATGATGAGGCGGCATTTAGCGAGGCCGCTCCTGCAACTCCCGGGGGAGCGGGGGAGGAGTTAGCCTTTGAGCAGGTGTTGCGTCGGTTTGCACTGGTGGAGGGCACCACGCATGTGTGGGACTGCGACCAGTCGAAGGTAATGAAGAAGTCGGCGTTCGAGGCCCGGGTAGGTAAGCCGTTGGCCAAGGCCTGGCTGGATGACACTGGCAAGCGTCTTATCTCCGATGACCACGTCCGTGACATCGAGCAGGCGCGTCGCATGGCCGGCAAAAAGGGCGGCGCCCTAGGCATGTCGCCGACGGATCGTTACGTGTACATCGACGGCACCAAGGACGTGTGGGACCGGGAGAAAAAGCGGCGTATCGCCGAAGGTGCGGTCAAGATGGCGTTGGGCGACACCTATCCACTATGGCTCAACAGTAGCGAGCGGCGAACGGTGGATGTTGAACACATCGTGTTCGATCCGACTATGACCAAGGATCCGGCCGTGTACATCAATACCTTCGACGGGCTGCCCCTTAAGCCGGTCAGAGATGATGCAGCCTGCGCCAACCTGCGCTGGTTAATTTCGTTCCTTTGCAACCATGACGAAGATGCGGTGCGGTGGCTGACGTGCTGGCTGGCTTATCCGCTGCAACATCTCGGCGCCAAGATGGACACCGCGGTGCTGATGCACTCCAGCATGGAAGGCTCGGGCAAGAGCCTGTTCTTTGCCGACACGCTCGGCATGTTGTACGGGCAGTATGCGGCGACGGTCGGACAGA